ATTCAAGCATTTTGGAGGACAAATGGATAATCAAACACAACAAGTAATGTTTAGTTCCAAATCAAACGATTGGGAAACACCACAACATTTTTATGACAAACTAAATAAAGAGTTCGGGCCCTTCACGCTCGATCCCTGCGCGACAGAGGAATCAACAAAAGTATCGGAGTGTTATTTTACACCATCGGACAATGGATTGTTTCAGGATTGGGATGGACAGACAGTGTTTATGAACCCGCCCTACGGTCGTGAAATCAAGGCATGGCTTAGGAAGGCCTACACAGAATCCTTAAAGCCAGGCACAAGAGTTGTCTGCCTTATACCAGCCAGAACAGATACAAAGTACTGGCACGAATTTTGTATGAGGGCAAAAGAAATACATTTTGTAAAAGGAAGACTAAAATTTGGTGGGAGCGTAAACAGCGCACCATTCCCATCGGCGGTCGTGGTTTTTGAATCACAACCACAAACTATCATCAAAACAATGGAGGCAAGATGAAAGACTATTATATCGTATACACAAAGGATGGGTGTCCTTATTGCGACAAGGCAATTGGGACACTGAGGGAGCGGGACGAACCTTTTATGGTTGGGGATCTCACTCACAACCCGGGCCTACTTGAAGAAGTTAAGAAGCAAAATGAAATGACAACTGTCCCAATTGTCCAGTACATTGTTCACAAGGAGGTACCTTGGAGCGAGAGGCCAATGCCACATCCAATGCTCGTCGGGGGAAGCGATGATCTCACTAAGCATTTTGAGGAACCAGAATCGCCCGAAGAAGAGCAGAGTGAAGAAGCTTGAAGATAGAAAAAGAGGGCCCAGCCGAAGAAGTAGTCGATCACCCACCCCACTACAATCAAGGGATAGAGGTGATCGACTTCATCGACAGCTGGGGCTTCAGCTTCACAGTTGGAAATATTATCAAGTATGTGTCTCGCCACAAATATAAAAAAGAACCCTTGGAGGATCTCAAAAAGGCGAAATGGTATTTAGACAGGCTAATTAAGAAATATGAAGATTAAAATGAGAGAGTGCTTATCTTTTGATGACGTATTATTGGTTCCACAATACTCGGACGTCAAAAGCAGATCGGAAGTAAATATAGAGAGCCGGCTAGGAAACACGACATTTCCTCTGCCCATCATCTCTAGTCCAATGGATACAATCACTGAAACCGAAATGGCTTTGGCCATGGGCGAAGCCGGCGGGTTGGGAATTATCCATCGTTACTGCACAATTCCAGAACAAGTTGGATTTGTCAGCTATGAAGGGGTGCGCGCCGCGGCGATCGGCGTAACAGGGGATTACTTTGAGCGTGCCAGTGCTCTGCATGGAGCAGGCATCCGTATCTTCTGCTTGGATGTTGCTCACGGTGATCACTCTCTAATGAGAACTGCCATCGAAAAATTCAAAGAAGAATACGGAGAGAGTGTCCACTTGATGGCAGGCAACGTTGCGTCACGCGATGCTTATGAACGCCTATCAGAATGGGGGGCAGACAGCATTCGTGTCGGCATTGGGGGAGGTTCTATCTGCTCTACGAGGATCCAAACGGGTCATGGCTGCCCGACATTTCAGTCTGTCTGGGACTGCGCACAATCAGATCGCGATACAACCATTATCGCTGATGGTGGCATGAAGACATCTGGCGATATTATAAAGGCCCTCGCCGCGGGCGCCGACTTCGTCATTCTTGGTTCTCTTCTTGCTGGGACGTCCGAAACGCCCGGCGAGCTTTTTGAAGGCAAGAGGGGGAAGAAATATAAAGTGTACCGAGGAATGGCTTCCAAGGAAGCGCAGAAGGATTGGCGCGGGGCTCATTCATCTAACGAGGGGGTCTCAACTACGGTGCCCTTCAAGGGCCCAGCTGCAGAAGTCTTAGAAGACTTGGAAAATGGTATACGCAGTGGTCTCTCGTATTCTGGTTCGCGAACCATTTATGGAATGCAGTTTAAGGCACAGTTTGTGAAGCAGACTGGTGCCGGCCAGATTGAAAGTTCAACTCATATTTTGAGGAGATAATGTCTGATAAGTTTAAACCAGTAAAATACGGGAAAGAATATAAGAAGATTACTTTCTATGACTCAGACAAGCGCCACGCTGACCTGAGAATTAGGTTGCAGTATGATGGTATGAAGCAGTCTGAGTTCTTCAGGGCGGTTGTGACCGCCTACTTGGAAAAAGATGAACACTTTATGGCTTTTTTGGATCAACATATGTCCGATAACGAACTTCGCAGCGAAAACAAAAGCAAGAAGATCGAGAAGGCAAACAAAAAACAAAAAGAAGTTAAGTCAAAATTCGCACTTGACGAAGGTGAGATTGATAGTATATTTGATATGTTGGAGGAGGAACATCCAGATTTATGAGAGAATGTGCAAAACGATGCGAAGAGTTAGATACTAGTTGTCCTTGTGAGGAGTGTAGGTTATGGATTGATTATGCAGAAGACCTAAACTGTACCTTGCACGCCGTCGAAAACAACCACACAGGCGAGCTAACACTGCGAGAAGTTGCCGACAGAATGGGAATAAGCTTTGTCAGGGTGAAACAAATACAAGATAAAGCTGCGAGAAAAGTAGTGAAACTTTTGAACAAAGACAAAGCGTACTAAAAAAAGTATTTTTATGAATTAATATACTATTTATTATACGAAAGCTTGGTTTATAAGGAGTTTACTATGAGCAACACAAAGAAAAGTCTATTAAATGAGAACACGATTCGTCGATTTATGAAATTGGCAGAGATCGACACCCTTAGTGATGGGTTTGTTACGGGCCTGGTTCAAGAAGAAGTTAAGGAAGTCAGCGAAGAGGCTCAGCCATTCGAGACTGCTGAAGAAATGGCCGGCCCGACAGGACCAGAAGGGGGCCTTGAAGACGAACTTGACGTTGAGCCAGTAGAGGAGCCAGAGAGCGCCCCTGAAGAGCACGTTGAGCTTGCTCGCGCCATCGAGAATTTGATGTCTGTTATTTCAGAACTGACCGGTGCTGATATTTCTGTAGGTCCAGACGACCTAGGCGATGAGAGCGAAGAGATGGTTGACGTCTCGGACGTTGTTGGCGATGAGAACGAAGCAGTGATGGCGGAGGAGTCTGCCAGCAGAGAAGCAATTCATCAAGAGAATCTTCGTCGCGCCGCGGCCTACAAGACGGCCGTCAAGGGCGAAGTCCTTCGACGAGTTAATGCCCGCCTCCAGGAGGAGAGTCGCAAAGACGCGATGGCCGACCAGCTTTCTGAGAGAATTCTTCGAAGAATCAAGAATCAACCCAAGAAATAAAGGTGCCCCATGGGTTTTCCCAACCCAGAAGTTGCTAGAAAAAAACTAGAACAGCACATCGAACAACAAATTCCTGGTTTCCGGATTGAAGACAAAAGAAAGAGCCTGCTCATGAGGCTTCTATCCAAGCTTTTATTTTTCAACAAGAAGTTTTCAACCGGATACGTAACGACTTTGTATCCCAAAGTCTATGTGCCTGAGTTGCCATGGCGGGCAAAAGATCATGTCGCAGCCATCGCAACTTTGGCACATGAATACGTTCACTTAAAAGACAGAAAAAGAATGTGGTTGTTCTTTAACTTCCTTTACCTATTCCCACAAAACCTTGCCACGTTCGCTCTGTTGGGGGCGTTTGGCAACAGCCCATTGTGGTATTTGTGTCTTCTGTTTCTTCTCCCCGTACCAAGCCCAACGAGGGCATGGTTGGAATTCCGAGGGTACAGGATGACTTTAGCAGTCTGGGCTTTTTACTTAAAAGAAAAATTAGATACTGGCCAGTTTGTTAATTCAATTGTTGATAGAAACTTCACTAGTTCGGCATATTATTGGATGTTCCCATTCAGACGATATCTGCTCAAGAAGTTTTATATTTATCACGTGAGAAGAAGAAGAATTCCAGAGATTAAAGAAGTTCTAGATATTCTAGAAAATAATTAACAAATTTCAATAAAAGAGTATAATAACAAGACAAGGAGATAGTTATGCCATTTATTAAAGCAGAATATATTTGGTTGGACGGCACAAAGCCGACAGCGCAAATAAGAAGTAAAACAAAGATCATCAAACCACTTCATTCAATTAAAGCCAGGCCCCCGATTTGGGGCTTTGATGGTTCGAGCACAAACCAGGCACCTGGTGACGCATCCGATTGTGTCCTAAGTCCGGCTTATATCTGCGCA